AAAGCCAGTTGTTAGATATTCTTGCTGTCCAGACCAAGGCGCAGAGCTTTGCGTGGTGGTGGAATAGGATGCTGGTTTGCTACCACTCGACATTTTTAAAGTCTCCTGATTGGTGCTGGCGTGAATACGTTGCCGTTCCACACTTGCTTTTGATAATCATAAGGGGTTAATGGCAAAGGATTGTTCACCATAGGTGCTTCTGGAGCCATTGTTTGCGGTGTTGGCAATATGTAACGCCTTCTCGCATAAGGGTCAGGGCCACCATTGTCTACTGGGTCTGATAAATCAACTGGCCCAGTATAGTCTGGTGAATTTGGGTTGTTGGCGTCAAATGGGTCTTGTGGTTCTTGATTGGCAATTGCTTGAAATGCTTGATTAGCAGCCATACCAACAAGAGGATTGCCTGTTGCCAAACTTGTAAGTACGCCAGCTACTTTCCCACCTATTGAAGATGGCGTTGTTTGCCTGTCAACAAAACCTTTAATTGCGTCTTCTGCTCTATCCAAATAACTTTCTTGTGGCGTTCCTGCTGGCGCAAAACTTGGCTGCCCAAAAAATCCATATTGCTGTGAAACATCAAAATCTTCTAACCCAGGTGGCTCTTGGTTAATGTCTTGCATAGCTGTAAATGCAGCATCAACATTTTCGCCTGTTTCACCAGGGTCAGCAAAACTACCCATCATATCAGATGAAGCTATCCCACCATAAGTTGGTGAATTTGGGTCATTGGGGTCATCCCCACTCATGCCACCACCACTTTCGCCACTAGACATTCAAAGCCACTCCTACCCTCTTGTTTTTAAGGTGTCGCCTCCACTCAGCTTTTGGGTATTTTGGGAATAGATTGCGACACATTCTGTATAATTTTCTTGTATGCCCATAAGGGGCTACAAAATCCATAAAGACTAGAACGTTGCCGCTTCTCCAATCTTCTGGCATTAACTCATAATCACCATTTAAAAACTTATCACTCTTTTCTTCAGAAAGAAACCCCCAACTTGCCCACGCTTGCAAATAACCATTCTCTATTATGCCTACACTCTGATTAAGATTTACAGGTGGCACTATGCGTGTTGCTACTTCCTTTATCGTCCAATAGTGGTGCGTAGGCGAATGGGCCAGTAAAACTAAAACATGATCTAGCATTAACCTACCATCACTACTTTAAAAACACGATCAGTCTGCGAATTGTTAGCGTGTGTTATTACCACGCTTCCATTTACCCTGCTTGACTGACTAACGTAAATTGTGCCAGCACCTATTTCAGCACTTGCATTTGCTGTTGTTGGCATAAACAATAAAACTGTGTTCACACCAAGCCTTGAGTCAGTTATCGTTGACGATGCAGCGTTCTCTGTTGCTGTAAAATCTATCACGTTGTTACTACGCCCAAACAACAGCCCCGCAATGCTTTGCGATTGTATCCTTGAGAGTTTCTTTTGATCGTCAAGGTCTTTAGGTGGCGTGTTAAAAGTTGTTATGGTCATTATTTCTTGGCTGTTTTAGCTGCCCTTTTAAATGATGCGGCTGTTGGTGCGCCTTTGCTGCCAACCTTGCGTGGTGTCTTTGTTTTGCCAGCACCTAGTTTCTTGAGGTTTATGTTACGATACAAACCAGGCTTCTGTGCTTTTAGCTTTGCAATCTTTTGTTTTTTTGTTTTTGCCATAGTTATTTCCTTGATGTTTTGCCACTACATTTCCAACGCTTGCGAGATAATCTTAAAGGCGAATTAGGGTTGGATGCCGCCTTTGGGTGCTTTTTCATTTGCCCAGCACTACGAGCGCAGTAAGCGTTGCCTTTTGGTGTTCCAGCCCTTACCCTTGGGCCACCACCTTTTGCCTTTCCAGCCTGTCCATAGCTAACACGCTTGCCACTAGCTGTTATTTTTACTTTAGCTTTTCCCTTGGCTGGTTTTGCCATTAGCTTGTGCCATCTTCTGCTGCATCCATATCAATGCCTTGGGCGTGTGTCCAAGTGCCACCAGCCGCCACGTTAACTGTTGCCCTTGCATAACGACAGGAACGTGTAAAATGCGCCATGCCATTGCCATCAACGCTGTTAGGGCCATCTGTGGATATAGAACCACTAGGGCTGTCACGATACTCTAGCTCAACTGTTACTGTGCCACCATCAATGTAAGGTCTAACGCCATTTACATACATACGCTCGTTTGGCTTGGTAAATAATTCCATGCCCCCAAACTCTGTTGTGGTTAGAGTTGTTGCTAGTGCAGAGCCTGTAAAAGTTGAAAGCCTGTGTGTTGCGTTAAACGCTGACAAACTTGAAAAGCCACCAACCCAGAACCTGTCATCTAGTGATGTAGCTAAAGCGTCAAGGTTTCCAAAGCCATCAATGTTGTCCATAGTGTAGCCAGGTGAGGTGTCTGTAAAAATCAAGTCAGCAGTTATCTCGCCATATGACCAACGATTGATTTCCCAGTTGTAGATAATGACCTTGTTTGGAGTTCCATCTATGTTGTTAGCACCAGGGTAGCTCCAATAGACTAGCTTGTTAACTGGGTCTGCTGCGGCTGTTATCCTATGCACAAAGTTAAAATCTAAGTCAGCAAAAAAGAACTTGTCAACTTTCTGGTTGCCTATTGCCTGTGAGCTTGTGCCGTTGAATACAAAAAATCCCTGTTCTGCCAGATAAAATGCAAAAGTGCCGACATTGACCACAGATTGCCTTGCTATTGTCCCCCGACTTAATTCTACCTCTTGAAACTCGAAAACTAGCGGTGCGCCAACATATGTAACCCTGTAAACACTATCACGCATGAACACAGCCCCATCAGCACCACCAACTGCCCCTGTGATCGCTTGCACACTTAATCCATTGGGCAAGTCCTGTCTGTCACTTTGCTTCTGCGCTGCATCACTACTGCCAATTGTAGGCCAATCTGTGGGGTTGTTAATTGCACACCAATGCACCCTGTTAGGCACAACGCCATCTGTTGCATCATCTATGTTGCCAAAAATAACAGAATTGCCGATAACATTACAGACTTTGGCTTGCGGTGGGCTTCCAGCTAAATCAGCAAAATCACTTGACGTTCCCATTACATAGCTCTGCGGAGCGTCCGTGTGACCATTTACTGCGATTACTCTATTTCCATATTGCACAAAGTCCCAATGGTCATTTGTAGCGCAAGTATAAGCGTTTGTTGATTTGGATATTTCAGCAAAGGCGGCTGTGCCTAATAGAAACAGGTTTTGATTGTCTCCACAGAACGTGTGCTGTGTGCCATCTGACTCTTGCATGGACGCTGCCCCTTGTATCCTATTGGACAACGCATCAATAACAGCCGATAGGTCACGCAAGGGTGCATAGCTTTTATTGGTAAGGGGTATGCAGTTTTTGGCATCTGTCGCACCAGCGTTTGTGTAGTCAGATTGATCGGGTAAGAACTCGCCAAATTGCAACATTAGAAGCCTCTGTTAATATCAAATCTGCCTGTGCGTACTAATGCGCTATCTAGTCGCATAGTGGCATTTCTGCGTGTTCTGTTATCCAATCTGTTTAAATCGTCTATGGCAGTAGCTAGGCCATCAGCCCACAATGACAAGTCTTGCAAGTTCTTGATATATGCTTTTGCTTCTACCAATGTAGCGTATAAATAAGCGTCAGGGGCATTTAACAAAAGCCAGTTACTGCTATCGCTTGCCACATCCCAACGCTGAAAGTAATTCAATAAAATGCTGTAACTTTGGTCAGCAACCAACTCGAATATCATAGTGCCGTTTGTTGTAGCGTATAAGTATGGACGGCCTTTTGTCGTGTCTGTTGTTCTTTGCGAGTTTAAATTGCGTATGTTTTGCGGTTGGATGTTGCGCTTGTCATCAGCATAAATAGCGTCAATTGTTTCTATCCAATCACTAGGCAAACTAACGCTTGAAGCGTCTGCACTTAATGTTAAGGTTGAAGTTGCTTCCTGTTGCAAAACTCGCAACTTTCTATTTAATCTGGCTTCACCTAATTGGACAAAGTTAGAGATAACAGTGTCCGACAAATCAGACCTATGCAAGTAGTCAATCACTGTTGTCTTTAAACTAGCGTAGTCTGTAATTGCCATTACTTTTTAGCTTTCTTTTTTGCCGTTGTTTTTTTAACTGTTTTTGTTTTCTTTTCTGTTGTGTTGCGTGGCGTGTCATCTAATCGCCATTGTGGAATTGATTTGCCTGGGTCTTCAGCAAATGCCACACGTTGCACTGTCCCATCTTCTAAATCACGAATATAAAATTTCATAACTAAGCTCTCTTTTTCATAATACTACTTAAAGTTTTAGCCTGTCTCTTATGTGATTGTGACGCTTTCTTTAAACTTTTTACAACTTTTTTAATCTTTTTTGCGTTGCGTTTTGTAACCATCAAAAGTTCCTACGTTAAAGATTTGTGGGTGGCAGATTGTCCACCACCCACATTTCCTTTTTTAGTTGTTAGCGTAACGAACAGCCAACTCAGGGCGAATTAGCTTGTAACCATACAGAACATCTATACGACAAGGGAATTTGTCGTTGTTGATGTCGTAGTCACGAACAATACGCATTGAGATACCATCGAGGTTGTTGCGTGCGCTCATGTCAACGCCACTTGGCATAACGAGATCGGCAGTTGCAAATGCAACAGCATCTTTGTGATAACCTAGTGAAATGTTGTGAACGGCACTTGCACCACCGACTTTCGTGATTGCACCAGTGTTTGTTGGTGCGGCAGAGCAATTTTGCAATGCGCCTGTTATAACAATGCTAGGACTGATGGCTACAGTTGTAGCGGATGCAGACATAGCAGCAGTTACAACAAACTGCTTGAGGCTACCAGTATCAGCTTTAGTCTCAGGGTGCACATCATTAACACCAGCGAAAGTAATAATATCGCCAACTACAAATGTACCACTGCCGTTGCTTGAGTGCGTGATAGATGCACCAGTTTGGTCAGCACCATTAACTTTGTGATCGCCTGTGCCATCGTCAGAGCCTGTGGTCAATGTGGGCCACAAGGTGTTCTCATAGATGCCATCAAAGCCAGCAAATGGGCCAGCTAGACGTCCTTTCTTATAGTTGCTTGACAAGCCATCTTGTGCGTTAAACAACCCTTTAAGAGCGTCAACCAAGTCAACATTGTCCTGAGTAGCCATGTTTAGGCAACGATCAGTGTATGGTGCGAGGTTGTCAGTTAAAGTTTTGTTACCAGCTAACGCCTTTGCAAATGTAAAGGCACTGCCAACATTATCAACTTGGTTTGGAACATCCAACACCACGTTCATAACATCCGCTTCAATGTTAGCTGCAAGCACACTCATGGCTGGCTTAAGAATACGATCAGAAAAACTGTCAATGTCCATCGTTAGTTCTTCGGATGTAAAATTAACGTCCACACCTTTTTGAGTGCTTACCTGTAGGGTGGTGCTTTGCTCTGTTGTGTCTTGAGTACTAAGAGTTGCGCCACTTCTTACAGTGTATTGGTTTGGAAGACGTATGCGCAAGCTATCGCCAATCTTGGCTCCAGATTTTGCATAACTGTCATCATATTGTCGGTTAATCGTACCAACAAAGTTTAGTTCTTGATGCAGGATCATCAACGCTTCGTTGGTGATCTGATCGATAGTCAGGTTTGTATTAGCCATAATTTAGCCCTTTGCTTTCCTTTTTTGTGCCAGCCGTAGTTCCCTATAGGCAACAGGGTCTGTCACGTTTGAGAGTGTTTTAGGCGCAGACTGTCGTTTTGGCTTTAGATTTTTAGATGGTTTTACTTGCACGATCTTTTTATCCTTAGACTTAACGGCTGCCTTAACCTGGTTTTCTGTCTTGTAACCAATTTGGGCTAATCTGAGGATGTTAATTTCTGGGTAGGTTACAGCGTTAGAAACCATATTAGCTGGCAAACCCATGTCAACCGCAAACTTGCCTAAATCAGACTTCATTTCATCGCCCCAACCTGTAACTTCCTTGGCGAGTTTGGCGTCTGTTCTTTCCGCAACTCGCACCATATTTTGATGCTGTGCTTCCTGACGCTGTTGCTCACCTTGCTGGATAGCTCCTACAAGTTGACCACGCTGTGCCTGAAGTTGCTGTTGTTGGTGTTGCAACTTGTTGGCTGAAGTTATGTCTGCATCAAAAGCTGCGTTCCAATCATAAGCCTCAAAACTTTTTAACTGCTGGTCTATAGCAGCTAAATTAGCCATTTGCTCTGACTGTGCCTTTGTTGCTTCCATATACTGTGTAAAGTCTGCTTTTTCGGCTTCGTAGTTCCTACGCTCATCAGCGAGCGATTGGGTCTTTTCGGTGTAATCTTTTGTTGCCATCACAGCGTCTTTTAGCCGTTTAGGTACTGCATACACCTCGCCATCATATTCAACTTCCACAGTTTCAGAATTAGAACCCAGTTCGGGCTGCTCGTCTTCTGTCTCCGATCCTTCACCTTCTTCGGCTTCTTCGGGTTCTTCGTTGTCGCTGTCTTCAGCAACACTCTCAGAATCTTGGTCTTCAGCTTCGGGCTGGTCTGTTAAGACTTCTTCGGCTTCGGCTGTGGACGTTTCTGCTACGCTACCCACTTCGTCATCTATAATCATATCTTTGCTCTCCACGATAATCAAACAGAAATTACAACACCATGCTGTAATCTACTCTGTGCAATTACTCTGCTGGCGATACCTCTATTTCATTAACAGTTACATCAACGTCTGTTTTGCCTGTCATCTTCACAGTGGCATCCATGTCAGCTTTGTACTTTTCCAAGTTTAACTTATCACGTTCAATCTCTAATTTTTCACGCTCTATATCCAACTTGTCTGTCGCTATCTGCGCCTCTTGCGTTAGCGCAACCTCTTTCATGGCGTTGTCCATTTGCTTGACCATGATGGGTGTGTTGTTGGGGCTATCTTCTCGCATGGCTTCTGCTGCTTTGATGTCAGCCTCTTTGTTTTTGATCTCAGCTTCCATGCGCTTTGTTTCAGCTTGCATATAGTCAATGTCAACTTTACGGCTATCTATCACTAGCTTTTCACGATCAACTTGTATCGCAGCTTGCTTGCCTTCACGATCAGCCATCAATTGATTTATAACCTGTTCCATACCTTGCATCTGCTGACCCATCTGCGCTAGGCGTGGATCATCTTGCTCGTCTATAACCCCTGGTGGTAACAATGACTTCAAACGCTTGGCGAAGATGTCAGCGTTAGGCCAATCCATCGCATTAACAACAAGATCACCTGTAACACTTGCGGCCTGTGGAAAGGCTTGCAATAACGCAATCATGCTTTCCCTAGCTTCCTCACGTTGCGTTGTATAGCTGGGGCCAGCCTTGACTGTTACGTCATACTTACCAACAGTGAGGTCATAAATAGCGTCCATAGCCTCACGTTGCTCCATCATTTCGCCTTGCAGCATTTCTTGTTCTTTTGTTAATTGCTGATTTACAGCAACAGTTTGCGGCACACCATCCTCGCCCAATACACGCATCATTCTAGGCTTGCTGTATATCATAGGCATTAGGTCAACTATTATAATCCCTGCGTGTCTGATGGCTCTAGCCATATTATCAATGAAATGGTAGGTGCTTGTGTCGCTCTCACGGACACGTTTGCCAATTGCAACACCACTTATTTCGTTAGACTGCGCCCCCATACTTGCATCGTGCAAGCCCATTACAGACTTCATATCGTCACTAGCATTTAGAGCCTCTTGCAATGCCCCTGCTGGTGGGCCAGCAAANGGTTGGCGTTGTGGTGGCACATCACCATCATATTCCAAGTAAGANTAAGTCTCTGTATTAGCATTTTGCCAACGATCAAGGTCAGTATCAAATGACCCAGACGGCCCAATCCAAGGGGTCTTGGGNGCCATTGCAACTAGCTCTGTTGTAGTCGTGCGCCAGTAGTTGTAAATAGATTGTGCGTCTTTGGCAAAGTGGATAAGGCTGAAAAAATGCCTTTCGCCATCTATAAATACTTCCTCGCCATATAAAGGCACNATNGGGATNNACTTACCAGGCCACTCGTTTGTCTCCAAGACTTGCTGACCATTCATAATGTACTGCGTAACCTTGTGGCTTGTTGTAGCCCTTGTGTTTAACAACTCTATGCCAGCCGCAGCGTATTCGCTTTCCAATTGGGTGTATGTTTCTTCGCTTACAACATCGCCAGATGACATCAGATAAATTGTTTTGTTAACAGGCTCACGCACCCAATACTCAGCAACCCTTACTTGATCCTTGTCATACCATGCTTGGTCATTGTTTTCTAAATGTGTGGGTGACCAATTGATTGCGTCAGCTTCTGGGTACTGATCCTCAAACTCGTCTTTGGGCATCATCTCCGTAACAAAACAGTAATTCCAATCACTACTATCCGCACAAGTTGATGATGCGTCTGGATATATTGTCAAAGGGTTTAAGATGCGATTGATGCGGATGTCCATGTCAAAGGTATCGTCATCAGCATAATCTAGGTCAACACGAAAATAACCAAAGCCCCCACTTGTTGCACAGTCTATAGCAGTATCATACGCCAAGTCTGCTTTTGATACTTGCTCAATGTTGCGAATGATGCCGTTAATTACTTCTGCTGTTTCTGGGTCTGCCTTGTCATCAAATGGGTGTACCTTGATAGATGGTTTGTTTTGCCTAGCATCGTTGACCACTTGTCTGATGAAGCTTGGCATCCTGTTCACTGTCAAGCTGGGGCGGCCTTGGTTCTTCCTCGCCTCAATGTCATCAGCGTTCCATTGCTCACCCATGCGCCCAAATTTAACGTCCTTTTCATAACGTGTCTGGTTCGCCTCAAAAGCGTCAACAGATTGTGAAAACTGTTCTTTGGCGGTCTCTAATAATTCTTCGTCTTCTGTTGCCATGTAATGCCCATCCGTTAATTCGCAAACAAACTATCACTAAATATTTAGCTTGACAATCACTTAACCCATCCACCCAGTTGCTTTTGATTTGCCTAGTTTCTTTTTTGGCCTTTTGATTATCGATGGAAATAGCTCTGTGAACAGCCAAACCATTGCATCACAGCGGTCTGGGCTACCATCGCCTTCATAACCAGCACTTGTCATGCGACACATTTGCGCCTCTAATTCTGGGTAACTTCCAATGTGACTTACTTGGTTGGTTGCATAAAGCGCACTTATTGGCTCTGCCCTGACGTGCTTACCCCTTGTTGCAGTTACCTCAACTATCTTTATTTGTGGCCTGACTGTTTTAATTGTGTGGCGCACCATGTCACCGCCTTGGTTACGCTCAACCACAATAGCATCAGCCTCGTACTTGTCATAAGTTGCTACGGCTCTTTCTGCCCATTGTTGTGGACTGCCATTCATTGATACATCGTCTATAATGTAGCCCCTGTTGTCCTCGCCAATGCCACCACAGATTATGCCATGCTCATCACTATGGTCTGTGTTGCTAATGGCTGGGTCAACGCTTATTAGTATCCTTTTGAGTGGCGGTATCTCATGCCGTCTATTCTCATGTATGTTTGCCATGTTCCAGATAGCACCAACAGCTTGAGGCGCATACTCGCCCAACCAAATATGTGCAAATCTATCAGGGCTGTTCTTCCTGTCCATTTGCATTTCTTCAACCATCTCATGTGGCAAGAACTCGTTGTCCTCATAAGTAACCTTGCGGATGATTGCATTATCAGGCGGTGACAAGCCTCTAAAGAATTTGTCTACAGGGTCAGATGCGTGGTGAGGGTTCCAGCTAAACCATAGCTCTGAGCTTGGCGCACGAATGGTTGGGCGTATTAGCTCTAATGATCTGGCACTAAAGACAGACGCTTCCTCAACCCAACAGACGCTGTAATTCTCATAAGACTTAACGCTCTCGCTGTTTTGGTGGTTCATTCCTGTAAAACTTATCACACCACCACCTGGTGTTCCTATTTCGTCATGCTTGATATTAAACTTAGCACCATAGCCCATAACATTAATCTTATCCTCCAGTAATCGTTTAGCACTTTCCTTAAGTGACTTTTGCACCTCACGAACACACAGCCCACGAAAGCCAGTATTCATAGCTGCGTTGGCTATCATGCACTCTGCAAAAAAATGAGACTTCGCACTAGCCCTGCCCCCATACAACGCCTTGTAACGACTTGGCACAAAGAAGTCATCAAAGACACTAGCCGCTGCCCCTACTTGGTAGGCTTGTTGCCCCATAATAATATCGGTCCTCCGTCCTGTCCGCTATGCTCCTGTATGGTTGTTTCCTTCCAGCCCATTTGCGTCTTAGCCCAGAAAATAGCCGCTGTTGTATCGCCATTGACAGCCTTGTTAAACAACGTGCCACCTATCTTAGCATTGGCTTTAATCTTGGCTGTATCAAGCTCCCTGCGGAAATGCTTGCGTAAAGTCTTGTCATCAATGCCATCACGTATGATCTTGCAGATGCTTTCCTGTGGAATACCAACAGCCGTCATTTGATCCACCAACCTACGCTCATCATCAGTTGGTTTAAATGATGGCTTGGTTACCATTGTTTTACCTTTGTTTGTGCGTTTTGTTTTCATTTTCTTTTATAGTGGGGAATTTCTGTTTGGCTAAAAATTCTTTCCTTAGTTCTGTTATAGCAACATCGTAACATTTACGGCTATTTTCTGCTGCATCCCAATGCTCATCTATTAACTCTTCTTCTGTTTTCATGCTACCTCCTTAAATGGCTCTTGCGTTGTTTCTAATATAGCTTGCTTTCCAGTAAAGTCTTGCCATCGTTTAACTATTACATCGCAGTATTTTGGGTCTAATTCCATCATCCTTGTGTCACGCCCATTTATTTCACAGGCTATAAGTGTAGAACCAGACCCACCAAACAAGTCAAGTATCACCGCCCCACGCCAGCTTGAGTTCTTAACCGCTCGATCAATCAACTCAACTGGCTTAGTTGTAGGGTGCAACTCCGACTTCTTTGGCCTTGCACATTGCCATACGTCTGATTGCTTGCGATCAGGAACTTCCATGAGGCGTGGCCCTTTATTATTCCACCCATACCATATAGGTTCGTATTGAGTGTGGTAATCTTTCCTCGATAGAACAAGGCTGTCCTTTGACCAAATGATAGACGAAGACCAGTGAAACCCAGCGTCACGCAAAGACTTATCAACAACAGGCCATTCCTGTGCCGACATCACGCAGTACAAAACACACCCTGGCTTTGTAGCCACAAATAACGCAGCAGCCATGCCTGTGCAAAACAATGCCCATTCCTCGTCTCCCATACTATCGTTTAAAATCTGGCGGCCTTTCTTATATTTTGGGGTTGCAACAGCCCCATAGTTCACGTTCCAAGGTGGATCAGTAAACACCATATCGGCCTTTTGCCCATCCATCAGCTTATCAACTGCATCAATGCTAGTGCTATCACCACACATTAATCGGTGCTTGCCTAACAACCACACATCGCCTTCTTTAGTAACAGGGTTATCAGGCATATCAGGAACGGCATCTGGGTCTGTTAACCCTTCTGTTTTTTCAACAAAAATGTTTGCAAGCTCCGTATCGTCAAACCCCAGCAACGATAAGTCAAATCCCTCATCTTTAAGATCACCCATTTCTAGGCTTAATAGCTCCATATCCCAACCAGCGTTTAAAGCAAGTTTGTTGTCTGCAATGATGTAGGCTTTGCGTTGGCTATCACTTAAATGCGCCAATTCAATTGTTGGCACTTCTTTTAAACCTAGCTTACGAGCAGCCAATGTTCTGCCATGCCCTGCAATTATGCCGTTATCACCATCCAATAATACAGGGTTGTTAAATCCAAACTCTTTTATGCTAGCGGCTATTTGTGCCACTTGCTCTTCGCTGTGCGTTCTTGAGTTGCTGGCATATGGTATCAATTCATCAATGTTTGTTTGTTCAACTTTCATCGACAAAGTATCCATCTCTAATATCCTTTAAATATCCAGCAGCCTCATATTTTACCATATCGCTATGTAAGTTGGGCAGAAATTTCATGTGTTTATATTTTTCATAACTGCCATTTTTCCATGCTGGTATTATCTTTGTGCCAACATCATAGTCCCAACCTACATCATTACCGCTACGCAGATGCACCTCTATGATCTTATCCTCAATCATTTCAACATTCAAATATTTTTCTGTTGTGACGCTATGCAACCAATCAGGCAGTTCAATGTCTGGCTTGGTTACTTCCCACTCTATAAATTTTGTTAAGTTATCTTTGTTTTCGTGTTTGCCAACCATAGCATGAAAGGCCACCCACCTGTTGCCCTCTTTGATAAAGTCAACGCTTTGGTGCTTGCCATCAAACCACTCACACCAAAAGTATCCTGGGGGTATATGCTTGTGGTTAATTAAATCCTCTGCGTCCTTGTAACGATCAAAATATTTTTTGACTGCACCTATACCCATGCCGTATAGGTTGTAAACAGGACGTACAATATAATCGCCTGATTTTTTTACAGGAACACAAGCTGGACCAGCCTCATAGCCTAACTCTAAAGCCAGCTCCAACTTGTTATAAATCCAGCGATATTGTGGGTAGGTTTCCCACGCTTGATAATCTTCTTCAACCATTAAAAAGGTATATGGTCATCTGTTGACGCATCCCTCTGTGCATATCCATTCTTCTCAAATGGTGGCATCATTGAGATAAACACCTCAACCTGACCATTGTCGTTTAATTGTGGCAAGGGCAACGCTTCTAACTGTATGTTGAAGCCTGTACCATTCTTTTGCGGAAATGCCACACCTACTTTAGTCCAGTAAACTTTTCCATCTTTACCCTTGCGAGGTGTTTTCAATTCATAACGATCTGCCATTTTATTCTCCTGTTTTAATTATTGCGTTTATACTTAAATTGTTCTTTTTTTGCATCTTCCAACAGTTGTTCATCTGTC